ACTCTAAAGGTTCTCACAAATAGGTGTAATCTCAGCCTTTTATTTCTTTTATAGAATGGAGCTAAAACCGGTAAAAATATTAGGGACAAATTGTCCCTTTTTTCATTTTTTTATTAAACAACCCAAAGTCCATCCCTCCATTAAAAAACTATTTAATTCATTATCTAAAACTCTTTTATTTTTACCATCTTTATTAATCCACTTTCTCCCAATACAAGAAGGTTTAGAAATCTTTTTAGTATTTTTCATACTATTTCTTAAGATTAATTTTCTTTCTTCACTAATATATTGACCAAAATTCCACCCATCTGATAAATATTGATTAATATCTTCGGGTCTAACCATTTTATTTTTAGTTTCCTTATTCATCCATTTCATCCCCCAAACCGAGTTATCAGACCCAACTCCAGTATTTTTCTTTTTTAAACTAAGTTTTTGTTTGGATTCCTCCGTGTGTTTTTTTCCTGACCAATCGTAAAAATTTGATCTAACACGTTTACCTAATTCAAAACTTTTTTTAGTTGCTTCTGACATTTTTTGTGAAAAAATTCTTCTGTATTCAGGATCCGTCATGTTTTTTTTGAATTGATCATTTCCTGCCTTACTTGTTTTTATCATATGTAATTCATTTTTGAATCCTCCTCCACCACCTAATTGTAAATTCATACAATAGTGATCGTTGATAAGTTTTTTATCAACAATTTCTTTTTCTCTCAATTTAAGTTCTTCTCTATTTGAAAAAAATTCTAAAATTTCTTTTTTATGATTTTCTCTGCCGTGATAATTTATTGAATTCCATAATCTTTTACCGCTACCTAAATAATTGTCATCAATGTTGTCTGTAGAATGCATTCCAATATAATACCTATTAGTTAGGATACAAGTGGTTTTATAAATGTAATGATATTTTTTTTGTCTTCTGGCCATATATATAATTTTACTATAAATATAGCCAGAAGTCCAAAAAGTCTAGTGTGGACCCGGAGGTAATCGAAACCTCGTCCAGCTCGTCTTGTCTAAAAGACAACTACATGCTTAGGTTGGTATTTTCTAATACCCCAAAATATTTGATTTTGTCTTGATCAAAAACAATGTCAGTTTGTTCTTCACCATCGTAAACTAACAACCAATGAACCATTCAATTTATAGTTTAATGGTAATCCACTTTTATCACTTCTGTTGCTAAGCGTATGTGAACCGGCTCCCGTTTCCGTATCTAATTAAGCTACAGTAACTTCAGAACCTCTTAGTAAACCAAGAGTTTCCATTTTGTTTAGCACATTGCCAGTTGTTGTTCGAATCAGTTTTTAACGAGTTTAATTCAGACCCGACATGCTCCTTTAATCCAACCAACGCCCGTCAAATCCAATATAGGCCCATATATTTTGTACGGTGTGTTTTCAATGAACTATTTACAGACATAAATATAAAAAAACTTTTTTAATGAGTCAAATTTTTTGGTAGATAAAATAAAACGTTGTAAATTTGTACCATGATGAATAATTTAGAACTTTTAAAAAGTGTACTTTCAGTACCTTCAAAAACTTATCAAGAAGATTTACTTGTTAAGTTTATTTGTGATTGGTTAGAGGAAAATAAAATACCTTTTTATGTTGATAAGATGAAAAACATCTATGCAACAAAACAAACCTCTCAGGACGTTGATTTTTTTCCTTGTGTTATCGCACATACCGATACAGTACATAACATTGAACCAATTAATATTATTGAGGAAATGTTACCCAACGCCCAGGGTGAACTGAAAAAATCCTGGAGGGCTCTTAATGACAAGGGTGATCCCACTGGTATTGGTGGTGATAATAAATGTGGTGTATTTGCCTGCATGGTTTCTTTATTGGAACTCGATAATGTTAAATCAGCATTTTTTGTTTCTGAAGAAACCGGTTGTCACGGTTCTAAAGCGGCAGACCCAGAATTTTTTTCAAACGTTGGGTACTGCATTCAATTTGACGCACCGGAAAACAATATGATATCAGAATACCTGATGGGAAAGAAAATGTTTAATCGAGAAAGTAAGTTTTTTGAAGTTGGGAATAGATTAATTTGTGAAAATTTCCCTAGTGATCCACTATATCAATATCATCCTTACACTGACATATTCCCTTTAAATCAAAACTTTGGATTATCCTGTTTCAATCTTTCTATCGGATACTACCGGTATCACACAAGACAAGAATACGTTGTGTTAGAAGACACTTATAATGGAATTTCTATCGGAAAAAAAATAATTGAGGAGTTAGGATGTTCTAAACATTAATTTTTTTTTTAAGGACATATTTATTATAAAAATGTCCATGAGTCAAAAAACGTTTATTACCGAAGACGAAAAGTTTAGAATTTTAAATCTTCACGGATCTAGTACAACACGTAATATTGTTATTTCTGAGGCACTCGGTGGTCCTGCACTCAGTAGTATCGAAAGATTGAAAGCAAAATTTCCCAATGGATATAATTTTGCTTACAACATAGTTTCGAATGGATCAACCACATTTGCCAACGGTGTTGATACGATCAATCCTAACGATCCAAAAATAAAAGATATAATCCAAACAATCAAGGATCTTTTAAAAGCAACTAAAGGGAAAGTTTCTGTTGTTGTTGGTGGTGGTGCATCAGCCGTTGGGTCAACATCTGGATATGATAATAATGCATTAGCGGCAAGAAGACGTGATAATTTAATCGCTTATATTAAACAAAACATCACCGACTCTAGAGTAGTAATTACCCCAGGAACGACAAAAGTTGGTAAAGCAACAGTAATGAATAGTCCTGAAGCAGTAAAAGAACAATATGTTTCCGCGGCAATAACTGGAGAACAAAACTTAAATTTACCAATACAAGGTGTTGCTGGGGATAATACAAATGTAGATAGACGAGATTTATTTAGAAATGTACCAAAAGGTAAAGTTAAAAAGAAAAAGATTTGTTTAACAATACCTACAAGTTTCTACAATTCATTTAAAAATCACATGAATCAAATGGCTAAAGAAACAAAAAATAAAATAACCTGGACCCAAAAAGACGTATAGTTTTATTTAATTTTTGATGTCCTCTTTTTGGTTGTTTTAGGAATCTCTTTAGTTAAGACTGAAATTTTTCTATTTTCTTTTTCACCCTCCACAACTAAAACATATTCTTGATTTTCCACAATTTCATCCGTGAGGATTTTTTCTGAAATCAAATCTTCAATTTTATCTTGAATTGCTCGTTTGATGGGTCTGGCACCAAATGTTTCATCAAACCCCACTTCAGATATTAAATCAATTACATTTTGATCGTAAGAGAAAAAGTAATTTTTAGAAGTCACTCTTTCTAATAGTTTATCGATTTCCAATTTTGTAATAACATCAATATGTTCTTTTCTAAGTGAATTAAAAATAACAACGTCATCAATTCTATTCAAAAATTCAGGGGCAAAGAACTTACTTAATTCTTTTTTAAGAACATCTCTTCTATGTTCTTCTTGCACTGCCTCACTATTCGAACTTTTGAATCCAACACCCGTTCCGAAATCTTGTAATTTTTTAACACCGATATTAGATGTCATAATAATCATAGTGTTTTTGAAATTGATTTTTCTACCCAAAGAATCCGTTACATGTCCGTCATCTAATATTTGTAGTAATGTTGAGAAAATGTCTTTATGTGCCTTTTCTATTTCGTCAAACAAAATTACAGAATAAGGTTTATTTTTAACTTGTTCTGTTAACTGTCCTCCTTCGTCATGACCTACATATCCTGGTGGTGATCCTATCAACTTTGAAATAGTATGTTTTTCTTGATATTCACTCATATCAACTCTTATTAGATTTTCCTCACTTCCAAATATTTCTTTGGCAAGTTGTTTTGCTAAAAATGTCTTACCTACACCGGTGGATCCTAAAAATATAAAAGAACCAATTGGTTTATTTGGATCTTTTATACCAATTCTATTTCTTCTGATGGATTTGGTAATCTTAATTACTGCATCTTCCTGACCTATAACTTTTCCATTTAAATTTTTATCAAGATCAACTAAAGATTTTTTCTCATCCAGGTTAATTTTAGAAACCGGAATTTTAGTCATATTGGAGACTACTTCATAGACTAATTCCTCTCCGATAGGTCTTTTACTATTTTTAAGTTGTTGTTCGAATTTCTTTTTTTCTTCATCCAACAAACCTAAAACTTGTCTTTCTCTATCACGTAACTCCGCCGCTTGTTCGTAATTTTGTTTCTTGATGACTTCCATTTTTTGTTTTTTGATGTCGGATGCCTCTTGTTTAAGATTTTCGATAACCTCAGGAAGTTTGATATCTATTTGCATTCTAGCACCAACCTCATCCAAGATATCGAACGCTTTATCCGGAAACTCTCGATCAGTGATATAACGATCCGCAAGTTCAACAAATAATCGTAAAGTGTTATCATCATATGTGACTTTATGATGGTCTTCATATTTTAATTTACTTTGTTTCAAAATTTCAAATGTTTCATCTTTAGTGGATGGACTTACAATAATTTTTTGGAATCTCCTGTCTAAAGCACCATCCTTTTCAAAATGTTTTCTATATTCGTCAAGTGTTGTTGCACCAATACACTGAATTTCACCTCTTGATAGTGCCGGTTTCAAGATGTTGGAGGCATCCAAAGAACCAGAACTATTTCCGGCTCCAACCATGGTGTGAATCTCATCAATAAAAATTATAATATCAGGATTTTGATTAAGTTCCTCGATAATTACTTTCATTCTTTCTTCAAACTGACCACGATATTTGGTACCAGCAACTAATGAATTAATATCCAAGGAAAGAATTCTTTTATCTAAAAGATTTTTGGGACACTCACCCTCTTTTATCAACATCGCGAGACCCTCAACTATTGCTGTTTTTCCCGACCCAGGTTCACCGATAATAATTGGATTATTTTTCTTTCTTCTTGATAGAATTTGTGCAATTCGTAAAATCTCAGACTTTCTTCCAATTACAGGATCCAATTTACCCTGTTCTGCCAACTTCAACAGGTCTTTACTAAAATTATCTAGTACTGGTGTACCTGATTCACTTTTTTTATTTCTTTTCTCGTTTTCATCACCTAACTCAATCATAATTTTTTGTTTTTTTTAAATATAATTTAAAATATTAATAAAGTCCATATTTGTCAATTTGTCACTCAAATAAGAATATAAGTGTCAATATGACACTTTCCACACAATGGAACAATTTTCGAGAACAAAAATAACAAAATAAACCTAAAAATAAAAAAAAATGTTTAAATTATTTTATGATGACTTTTATCAAATGAGTCAAAATTTAAAAAACTTGAATACACCCGAACTTCATCATTCGGAGTCGGGGAGTTATTTTAGTATTGAAGTTCCTGGATATAATAAAGATAACCTTAGTGTTGAGGTCAAGGACAATCATCTTTTAATTAAGGGGGAAAGGGAACTAAATTTTGAGTCCGGGTCCCCGGTTTTAAAGTCCACAATTTCAAAAAAATATACAATTGGGGAAAAATATGATCAGGAAAAAATTAAAGCAGATCTTCGAGATGGGATTTTAGAAATATTTTTTCCTTTTAAAAAAGAAAAAGAAAAAAAAGTAATCAATTTACTTAAATAAAAAATATATATCCCAATTATTAAATCCACCTATAGGGTGGATTTTTTTTTTAAAGTTCATATTTTTAAAATAAAAAACATGGCAATACTAAAAGAAATTATTTTGGGTACGAAGATTATTAATGAAATTGAATCTTCAAATTTAGTGAAAACAGAATATGATACAATCACTAAAAAATTAGTTGTAGAATTTAAGAATGGGATAAGGTATGAATATGATGAAGTACCGCACCAACTTTATACTTCATTTAGAAGTGCAAAATCTCATGGAAACTTTTTTAATAAGGAAATATCAAAAACTTTTAAGTACAAAAAATTAACTTAATGAATATTTTGGTATTTATTATTGATGGAAAAAGAATTGCTTAAAAGTTTTATACCAAAAAAAGACCTAAATTCCAAAGTTTGGTATCTCGATAAAAAAGGTTCTAAAACAGATAGTGCGGAAAATTATAAAATACGACCCGAAGTAAGAGAAAAATTATTAGAAATTTCAAATCAATTTATTTCATTTTTGGGAGTTGACGTTGTAATTTCTGATTTAATTATTATCGGATCTTTAGTAAATTACAATTGGTCCGAATATTCCGATATAGATCTTCATGTGGTTGTTGATTATGATCAATTTGCTGAAAACCAAAAGGAACTTTACGTGGAATTTTTTGATCTCAAAAAAGTTATTTTCAATCAAAAACACAATATTAAATTTTTTGGTTATGACGTTGAATGTTTTGTTCAGAGCGAAAAAGAAACAACGTTCAGTAGTGGGGTTTATTCTATATTATTTGACGAATGGATTAGTGTTCCAAAAAAAGAAAGTTCTGACCAAATTGATTTCGAACTTTTGAAGGAAAAATCAAGACAATGGATGTCTATAATTGATGGTGTTTTGGATAATATTGAGGATGAGGACCCAGAGGAAATTAAGGACTTGATTAAAAAATATAAAGAAAAATTAAAAAAGTTCAGGAACTGTGGTCTTGAAAAAGGTGGGGAGATGAGTTTAGAAAATTTAGTTTTCAAAGTTCTTAGGAGAAACGGTTACATTGAAAAACTCTATGATTACCCAACTAAAATGATAGATAAAAAATTGTCCATGAAACAATAATATCTAACATATCCACATAATTATATTTATCGCTATATTTATAAAGAAAAAATTAATCTAAAAAACAAAAAAACATTATGGGAGGATTTAGACCTGTAGGAAGTGAAAAACTTCAAGGAATGGAAAAAATTAATCGTATTATGCAAATTGCACGATACAATGAGAACGTTCCACAAAATGTAAATGAATCAAGTTCTGTCAATTATTCTGTGGAATTAGCGGACGGAAACACATACCAAATTGAAAAAGAAAAAGGTGGTTATGTTATTAAAAGAAAATTAAACGAATCGCATAGTGAATATATATCCCCAATGAAAAATAGGGAATACTTTGGTTCTTACTCAACCGCACTTAAAAAATTAAATTTCATGGCCAAAGAGTTAAACATGGTTAATGAAAATACTGTTGGTACAAACATTTTTGAAAACGAAATTGAGGAACGTCAAAAAAACAAATATTTTTTAAAATATAAAAAATCTGAAATGAGTGAACAAGGAGCACCAACTCCTAAACCAAAACCCCAACCACAAGCACAAGTTCCACCTCCAGTTCCTGCTCCTCCAGCACCCGCACCAGAACCAGCGATGGACACAACACCATCTCCTGAAATGGGAACAGATATGGGAACAGATTTAGGATCAGAAATAGGTACGGAAGAAACAACTGATACCGAAGAAACTGATTTTGATTTTGAAACACCAGAACCGGATAGTTCCGAGATGGGATCAAACGAGGGTGAAGAAGTTGTTACTTATAAATCAATTCAAAAAATGGTTGGTAAATTGACTCAGAAAATTAGACAATTTTCTTCTGAGGATGAAGAAGCAATGACGACAGATAATGTAAAGTGGGTTATTAACTCAGTATTATCTTCTTTGGATTTAACTAAGTTATCTGATGATGATGTTGATGATATCTTAAATAAATTAGAAGGTAATGATGAAGAATCAGATTCTGACGACGAGTTCTCTAGTGAAGAAGGAATTGAAGATACGGAAAATTCAAGAAAAGTACCAGAAGAAGATATGGATTATGACATGTCAAAATTAGGTCTCGATGGTTCGGTGACACCACCAATACCAACTCCCCCCACAGGTGGTGAAATGATGGAAACTATGAATTTGGGTAGTGCAATTGGTAAGTCAGTGTCTATGAAACACCAAGGTGAGATGATGAAAAAAATGGGTGAATTAGATGAATTTGGTGATTTTGAAGTAGATGTGTGTGATCATTGTAATGGTTCAGGTCATGATGAAAAAACAGATGCAATGTGTGATTGGTGTGAAGGTACTGGTGAAAAACAACACATTAAACATGGGGCTAGAAAAAAGAATCGCACATTCGAGAAAAATAGATTCATGGAATCAACTACAGTTGATTCAATAATTTCCAAATATTTTGATAACACAGATAAACAAAAAAATAGAATTCAACAATTATCTGAAAGTGTGTCCCAAGAAAGAAATGCGATTAAATTGATGGAAAAATTCCCACACGCAACATTCATGGGGAAAACTAACAAAAATAATTTAGTTTTTAGGACTAGTAACAGAGAATTTAAAATAACCCCCAAAGGAAATATTTTGTGAATTATTTAATATACATAAATGGACTTGGTCCTAATTTTAAAGGTGACAACATTTATGAATTTATATTTTCAGAAACTAAAGAAGTGTGGGGTGAAAATTGGGAATCTAGACCAGCGAATGGATATCCACATCCACCTGACATTGAATACATTACTAGAGTGGGTGTACTAAATAAGGGGGGAATATCCTTCGATTTAGTTCAAGATTCTGATGTTTTTTCTGTCGTTGATTGTATGGATGGTGTTTTAGCATTGGGTTGGGAAAAAGAAAACGATAATCTTGACTTTTCGATAACAAAAAGACTAGTTTTTCATTTTG